GAAAAGTACAGAGATGCTAGAATTCCGTTAAGAATCATAATCGTAGATGGATACAAAGTAGTACTAAATATGCTATGTAGATACAATTTTACTTACACTCTAAGAGATAGAGCTGGAGATGTACCATTTACTTTAGATATTAAAGAGTACATTTTACAAAGTGTTCATGGTGATAAAAATGTATAAAGTAATGATAAAAGATATAGATGTAACAGACTACATTTCGGATTTAAATTGGAGAGATACAGTAGATACTTTGGGAGTTGAAGTAGATTTTACTTTAGCTACAAACAGACATGATAAAAATTTTGAATTTTTATATGAGATAACTTTGGGAGATCCAATACAGATTATTAATTCTGCTGGAGAAACTTTAATACAAGCAATTATAGTTACAGAGTCGCCAAACGGCAAAACTACGAACTTTACAGCATACGATATGGCTTGGTATCTAAACAAATCTACTATCATAAAGCAATTTAAAAAAATGGTAGGAAATGATTGTGTCAAGGCACTTTGTGAAGAAATTGGAATTAAAGTGGAGGTAAGCGGACTAGACACAAAGATAGATAAAATCTATAAAGATAAGACCGTATCTGATGTAATTTATGATATTATAGAGCAATGCTCACAATTTAATTCTAAGAAATTTTTTATAGAATATGATAAAGAAAAACTGATAATATCGCCTTTTAAAAAAATAAAAGTAAATGGGCAATTTGAGATGCACAAAGGAAATTTTATTAATATAAGCAATAATATCGGAAGTATAGCACTTACAAAATCTATTGTGGATATGAAAAATAGTGTACTTGTAATCACAGAAGATAAAGGTGCTGTAAGAACTGTGGGGAAAGAGCAGGATAGTAAGAGTATTGAAAAATACGGAATGTTACAAGAGGTCGTAATTCTAGATGAAAAGGAACACAATAAAGCGAATTTGGTAGCTAAAAATGAATTAAAAAAATTAAATAGAATTACAGAAGATTTTACTATCGATGTTTTGGGCGATGACAAAGTTAAGAGTGGGAGAGTTATAGATTTAAATATCCCACTTTTTAAATTGTTTGGAGAGTATGTAATTAAAGAGAGTACACACACTATATCTAATAATATACATAGAGCGACTTTGAAGCTGGAGGCATATAAAGATGAGTAAAGATAAAAAAAGTTGGGATATTGCTCTTGCAGAGAAATTTAAAGAGAGAGATAATCCATCTCCCATTGGGGCAGTGCTAGGAAAGATTTTAAGCCCATTACCAAATATTTCTATCGAACTTTTAAATGGATATGGAGTTATAGATGCTGATAAAATCTATCTTTCAAATGCTATTACAAACAGGCTAGAAATCGAATGTACAATGAAAGACTTTGAAAGTCAAGGTAATAAATCTAGTAATTGTGAAATTAATGGATTAAGTACAAGTGGTGGAGGTAACGATAGTGCTGGAGATACCAATTTAACATTATCTGGGCATAGTGGTAGTTATATAGGAAGCACAAGCGAAACTGACAATAAAACTAAAGGGAAATTTATACTACAAACAGTCTTTAATTTAAAAGAGGGTATGTATGTCCTTGTAATTCCGAATGTTGCGGAAGATAAATTCTTTGTAGTGGATGTATTCAACTATGCAAAAGAGGTGAGTCTGGAATGGCAATATTACCAAAAATAAATTTTATAGATTATTCTACAAGTAACACAAATACAGATAAAACAACTAATGGAAAAACGTTTTTAATAGATTTTCAAAAAAAAAGAATGCTAAGAAGCAACGGAAAATTGATTAAAACTGATGATGAAAGAGCTGTTAGAATGTGGTTGGAAAAAGTTTTATTAACAGAAAAATTTAAATGGAATATCTACAAAGAAAACGGATTAAATCAATATGGAATGAGATATAAAGCTATGTTGTTAGGGAAAAGGTTTCCAACTCCGGTACTTTACAGTGAATTTGAAAGAGAGTTAATAGAGACTGTATCTAAAAATAAGCAAATAAAAGAAATTAAGAATATAGAAATTAATTTAGATAGACACACATTAAAGACTAGATTTGATGTGGTGTTACAAAATTTTAAAGTATTTGAGTGGGAGGGCTATCTATGATTATAAAGAAAAAATGGAAAGAAATTTTAAGAGATATGCTTTCTAATGTGAATGAAGAGTACGATAAAGGCGAGGGAGGGCTATTTTATGATAATCTAGCTCCAGTCGCAATAGAATTTGAAGAGCTTAGAAAAGTACTAGACTACATATTTTTAAACTCTTTTGCAGAAACTGCACAAGGTGAGTATTTAGACAATATTACTAAAGAAGTTGGAGTGCTAAGAAGACAAGCTACAAAATCTAAAGGTACTGTTATCATAAAAGGAACACCAAACACTGTAATAGAGGTAGGGACAAAGGTTTCTAGTGATACGTATATCTATATAACTACAGAAGAAAAAGTAATTGGAGCATCTGGAAGTGTAGAGGTGCCGATAGAGAGTGAAAACACTGGTAAAATCTATAATTTACCTAAAAATACTATAAACAAATTTCCTATCACAATTCCGAATTTGAACGAAGTTAATAACTTAAAAGAAACTGTAGATGGTTATGACGGAGAAACTGATGATGAATTGAGAGAAAGATATTACTTTAAAGTAAGAGAGCCAGTAACTAGTGGAAATATATACCATTACAAAAAATGGGCAATGGAAGTTGAAGGAGTAGGAGGAGTTAAGGTTTTTCCTCTGTGGAACGGAAATGGTACAGTAAAGGTAGTTGTAGTAAATTCGGAAATTGGAGAAGCTGACACAACTCTATTAAAGAGAGTTAGAGACTATCTAGAAGAAGTAAGACCGATAGGGGCTACAGTTACAGTAAATAGTGCAGTTGGTAAAGCTATAGCATTAAATGGAAAGATTAAAATTTCTAAAAATGTAAAGTTTGATGAAGTTGAAACAGAGATAAAATCTAATATTAAAGAATATTTTAAAAAGGTTGGGTTTAAACAAGACTATGTTAGTTATGCACAAATTGGGAATATTATTTTAAACGTACAAGGAGTGGTTGATTATGACAACTTGCTCTTAAATAATAAAGCTATAAATGTACAATTAACAGCAGAAGAAATACCAAAACTATCTACAGTTACGCTTACGAAAGAGGTGGTATAGTGGAAAACGAGAGACTTTTAAGGCATATGCCAAAATATTATAGAGGTATTTTAGAAATAGAAACTCTACAAAAGGCTATAAATGATGAGTTGGAAATTATAGATAGTATTTCTAAAGATATACTAGACCAGTTTTTTATATATACAGCTACTTGGAGTTTACCCATATGGGAAAAAATCTTTGGTTTAGCTGTTGGCGATAAAACTAGCAACATACAAGAACGTAGAGAAAATCTTATATCTAAACTTAGAAGCTATGGGACAACTACAAAAGAAATGATTGCTAGAGTAGCAAAAGCTTACACAGATGGAGAAATCGAAGTTATAGAGGATAATGCTAATTATAGTTTTAAAATTAAATTTACATCTATAGTTGGGATACCACAAAATTTAGAAAACTTTAAAGCAGTTGTAAATGTAATAAAACCTGCCCATTTAAATTTTAGTATAGAATTTAGATATAACACACATAATCAAGTTGCATATTTAATATACAATAATTTAAAGACTAAAACACACAAAGATTTATATGATGCAAGACTATACGAAGATGCAGATGTAGTAGGAAAATACCATAAACATAATGAATTAAACTTATCTAAAAATGATGATTTGAAAACTATAACAAATAAAGCAATTTATGATGAAAGGAGATAGAAATGGCAGATTATACTAAATATTTAAGACTGATGAAACCAGCAGGGAATGAGTATTACAATGTAGAAAATTTTAATCACAATGCAGAGTTGATAGATAAAGAAACAGAGAAATTAAATAATGCTGTTACAGAAATTAAAAACGGAGCAACAAGAGAGAAAGCAGGAATAGTACAATATGGAACTACTGAAGGAAAAGCTCTTGAAGGCATGATGTTAGCTAGAATGTTTGGATGTGTGGGCTATGGTGGAGACATTCAAACTGCTGGAGTAAAAGATATAAATTACCTTTACTATGACAGAAATACAAGAAAGATGTATAAATGTTTAAATCAAAATTCAGATGTGTCAGCTAATGTTGCTAATTTTATTCCTTTAGATAATAACTCGCTTTTAGATAGATTGGAAAATTTCTACACATATAGAGAGTTTAATAATTATGCTCAAATAAAAGATGTAACA